CCAACTACACTGAACTGTACGGCAAGGTAATTACACCTTTCGAGTGGTTAATTAAGATTCTTAACCTCGAAGTCGGAACGGACTCTTCAGTCCGCCGAGTGATGAATTGGGCTATTTTACGCCTATCATCTGCCAAGCACGGCTCAGGTACCCATCCCCAATAGACTCGAGCATCTTTAGGGTCTCCACTAATAAATCTTGACTCTTCCGTTATCATAGTTGATTTGCGGAAATAGGCTCTGTCGTCTTCGAGGCACGGCAGTTCTTCACTAGCAACTTTGTGCAATCTAAACTTGTATAAGAGCTGTTGGGAGTCGTCTTTCTCAGTTTTAACACCTTTACAGTACGGCATTAGCTGAGCCTTAGTTACATGATGATCGGATTTCCAACCGACCAACGGCGAGCCATGATTTACATTAGGCAAGTCGCCATAGAGCTTATGGCATGATGTTCTAAGGTATTTAGCAGTTTCCACAAACATGTTGGACTTAAGTCTGTGTTCTTTGCTGATTAAAGACATAAGCGTACAAGAGTCGCTTGATTTAGTAGAGCGCGATATTATCTTTTTTATAAAAGCTGGGGTGATGTCGTAGCCCTTGTAAGCGTGACATCCACATGATTCACGGAAGTATGAATTGACGTAAGATTTCTCTTCGTTGATCTTCATACCGAATAAAGGTAAGTATTTATATACCAGTTCGGCGCATTGTGAGGGGACTATTATATCATCCCCATACACGTACACTTCCCGACAGAGTCGTGATGAATCAGGCATCTGAGAAGAAGCAATGATCCCTTGAATTAGGGCCCAATGCGTCAGACTCATTACAGGAAAACATACGCCGGATCCCATGGGTGCATACTTATTTGCAAACATGTACTTGCGTTGGCCTAAACCATCGGGTAGTTCTATCATCCGAGTCGACACTGCAGAGAGCTTATCCAGAATAGGAGTGTACAAGAATAGTGTGAAAACTACTTCTCGCCATACTCTATCTGATGCTTCTTTCATGTCTATGGTTGCTTTAGACCTTGTTCTTGAAGACTCTAGAGCGAGATCACGATTAACCGATTGGTCCGTGAAGTTAACTTTGCCAGATGTTCGTGGCGAAGCTTCAACAAACGCATAAATCGGCTTTCTCAAACCTTGCTGGAAACACTGAGTCTCGTTTTCCTCGATGCATATACCACGGGGAGTTCCAAGTTTTTTATTAATGTATTTAAACCTGGACCGTGGAAATTGGGTTACTTTACTATCGCTGCGTAAAGCAGTGCCATAATCTACAGCTGTGCCACCAAATAGGTACTGGTAGGCAGTATTAAACCAGACGTCGTGATCGTACACATCATCTAGTTGTTCGTACAAAACTCGCGGCCGAAAGCGCAAATTTTTCTCTAATGCAGTAGCAGTAGCACCCGAACCTGGTGAAGGTCGTTCCATTTGACCATCGTCAGGGTCATAACTTGAGAATAATTGGGTTATGACAGCTTGGGCGTGTTTCATAATGATACCTGCTGCGCCGGTGGTAATATTACATTTGGCGAGGTCTTCATCTACTGAAACAAAATCCGCAAGTGAATCGCGGAGTACTTTTGTGGAATAAGGGCCTTCGAGTTTTTTGAAAGCAGCAGTTAGCTGATACATAATTTGCATAGCTAGTGCTTGGTCCTTATCCGAAGAATCACAGTCATATATCACTTCGAACAGCCTGCGAAGAAATCGCGGGTGCTTCGTACCCTTTTGTAATGCAAACTCTGGGTAGAGAGATACGCCTGTCTCTAAATAACGTAATAAATTGTTAAAAAGATTAGGCAATGACTTTTGAATAAACCCCACACCTTGGTTGTTAAATCTCTTTTCAAGAGATACAAGGTCACGGGTGTAGTCAGTAAAACCGTAATTCTTTAAAAGGTTGTAACCATCTAGCAGGATACATTTTAATATTGGCAAGATTGATGGTAAAGTATCATCATTAAATTTCTTGACCAACGCGTCCTGTTTGGTAGTCGCGGCGATATGCCGTAGGCTATTCTGTACATGCATGAGCATCCACTCCTAGCCATGAATCATACTATTAGATCATGTAGGTTGTAGCACTTGTGAGCAGAATATCTAGCACTTCTAATATAACATAACCTTGTACTAACAAGGCAATGATGCCAAATAAGGCTATAGAAGACTTTATACGTTTACTCATAGACTCAACCAGCACCGTGCAGAGCATTTTTAACAAAATTTGCCTCCTGCGCGAGAGCTAGAATGATATCAAGCTCCTCTTGTGCCTGCGCTTCAGTAATGCGCGAATCTCCTGTATATGTGAGATTCCAATCAGCGGACTTAAGCAAGTCACCCGTTGTAGGCGCTGGCGAAAGTGTTTTAAGACAGGAACGCTTTAACAAGAATCTGATAATGTCCCGTTTCCGTGATTGTTTGATTATCAGTTGTGATTTCTCACCAACTGATGCCGCAAACTCAATCCAAGTGAATATAGCTGATTTGTTATCAGCCACTTGCTTGACGTAAGTAAATGTGCGGTCTGTAACAACTGTTACTGGATCTGTAAATATACCCATGGTCTATTCCTTATATGTAAGCTCATTAACGTATGAGGCATGAACGGCACGATATTGTGCAAGAGACATTGTTCAGTTAAAAGAAGGTGCGTAGCAACGCCGCCATTGTAAGCCCTTGTTTTCCAGAGGGGATTTTAAATAATGGCAAGGCGGCTCCTTGGTTGGGAGCTGTGCGCACTCGCATGTACTTGGAACCTGAGTAACCAGCAATAAGGACGCGAGGCAGAGTTTGTAGAATTTGCCCTTTGTCTAGGTTACCGTTGATGTATGCAACTGTGTCTTGATCCGGTATTAAAGATGCTCCGGGTTTGGAAAAATAAAACCCGACACCCTTGTGCCGTAAAATGGACTCGCAATATTGCGACATACTTAAATCAACGTTACGATCATGTTCCATGTTGTGTATAGACTTGCTGATTCCAGAAAAATAATCAGCAATGAAGCCGAATGGTATAGCATTCCATAAAGCTTCACTCGTTATGCTCAGACCCCAATATTTTTTGAACGAGTCTAGTAAAGACCTCGTTTTATAATCGTATTGGTACTCCATGGTGGCGTTAAAGTGTAGATAATCAACTCTACCGCGCATCACATTCCAGTTCCATGACTCAGGATACCATGTTCCGGTATTGGATGAATCTAAGTCCATGCCCCAACGTGATTTTTGGGTCATTTGACCTAAAAGGTCGAACTGAACTTCCGCGTCGTAGACAATGTCATATATTTGTGCAATGACAGCCTCGATGTCGCGAAGAAGTGGTTTAATAGCAAGTTCATTAGTTAAATATAAACCTGCTACAGGTCTAGAGGGGTCGAACCGCCTGCTTTGGGGTACACCTTCGCGTATGCTTTGCAGCACGCGCCAGGGCTTAAGCCTCGCAAGTTGTTTCATGATTGACCTAAAATCTTTAAGCTCGAAGAGCGAATTGATCAAGGACAACCGACCCTCAAAACGCGGTTGCATGGCATGCCATGCATTCCGTTGAGCATTGGCGTATGAATTTTGGCCTGTCGAATTATTAAATGACAGATCACTGATCCACGCGCGGTCTTCAATGGCCAGCCCCTCCACAGGGGCCCTAACAGCAGATGTGCTTTGCTGCCAATGGGGAGTACTAGAAGTCCGCAAACAATTATCGCCGAAGAAGGCGTATGAGTGTGTGAAAAATGGGTAGTTCACCCCACACACCTTTGTATGTTTGCAGTCGTTAAAGTGCTCTGGACCACGGTTAGTCGACTCAAAAGTTTCCATTCCATCGAATACAGGAAAGGAATATTTTGATGTTGCATTTGCCATCTTGTAAAGATGCCACGTGCGAGCGTTGTCGATGGAAGCATTGTACGGTAGCATGGTACACCCAGTATTTATGGGCACACTTGTGTTATAGTACAACCCATCTTCCCAAGGCTGAGGCTGAACACCTCCGTCAAAGGGCAATTCTCTCGACTTATACACATTCATTTGTACGTTTTTTATCCTCCTTTTAAAGATTAAAGAACGGTGCCCACTC